GTTTCCCAGTCACGATCGGGAGGATGCACTCGGGGGAGAGCCTGCCCCAGAGGAATTTGGTGGGATGGAATTGACCGATGAACTTGAGGATGGCGAGCTGGTCGACGGAGAAGTTGAGCCGGAAATCGACGAGATGGACCTCGGAGAAGAGGACCAGATGTACGCCCGCGGCCTCGGGATGAAATTCGCCAAGTACATGAAAGACGGATGCTTAGATGAGGATGGCGCGGACAAGTACATGGCTTCCATGGACGAATCCGACCAAATGCTCATGGGCAGTATTTCAAGTACATGTGCGATGACGACGGCATCAAAAGTAAGTACGCCGAACGATACGCCAAAAGCCCACTTCCGGGGGACGATTTAACTGAAAAAACGGGCGACTGCTCGCCCTCAGGATCCATGTGTGAGGACGAAATGAGCACGGGAAAAGCGACTGTGCAGAAAAACGCAAAGGCTTCCGGCGGAAAGCCTACCGTTCAGAAATACCACAAGGTCGTTGCCGAGAACGATTCTCTCAAGCAGCGGTATTCCAAGCTCAACAAAGAGCACACTGGCCTAAGGCAACGGTATTCAAAGCTCGAGGCCGAAAAGAACGCGCTGGACGAAGAGGTCGTCGAGCTGCGAAGCAAGGAACGGTACGCCAAGCGAGAGTCCGCAATTATGGAACTCGAAAGCCAGGGGTACGCCATCGACCGCGAAGAAGAGCTGCGAATCACCGAGGATTTCACGGATGAGCAGTTCGAGCGACACGTCACAGAAGTGGTCCCCACGCGATACAGCAAGGTGTCCGGCGACTTTACTGTCCCGGTCGACGCAATCGCCAGAGACAAAAGAAAGCCGACCGAGGACGAAAATCAGCGACGCGTTGCCGAGGAAAAGCACGCCTCAGAGGCCTCCAATGTCACCCTTCGGTACCGGCGTAGTGGACGCCCGATTGCCTACAAGAAAGTTCTCGACCACCTGATTGAAAATGACGGTCAGGTGAAGGAGACGGAGCTGTTTTCCGTGAACGGAAACGGCGCGGCGTAACCGCCGCTGACAACTAGACGGTACTCATCAGAGACATGAGCCCGACCACAACCCCGCAAAGGGGATAGTGCGTCGGGCTTTTTTATTTGGAAACAAGGAGCCTGACAGATGGCAATCACTATCCCAGTCCGAGCCGGCGGCGACATTAACCCGAGCCGTTTCGTCACGGTGGACACGACAGCCAGACACACCGTTGTTGAGAGCAACAGCGGTGACACAAAAATCCTCGGAATCTCTGACGAGGCGACCAAGAACGCGCCTCAGACGGGGAGCAGCTCGCTCGCTGCAGAATCGGGCGACCAGTTCCGGATGCATGCCTACGGGAGCGACCCGCTCCTAGAGCTTGGCACCGGAGGTTGCACGGCAGGTGACTTCCTGAAGCCCGACAACGACGGAAAGGGAGTTACCGCCGGAGCTGCGGATGTGGCTGGCGCCATTGCGCTTGAGACAGGTTCCGCCGGGGAAAAGGTCAAGGTTCAGATCGTTCTGTTCTCGGTGCCTGCGTAATTGGAAGGGCTTCTTTCGCCTGGTTGAGCACATGTTCGCGCTGCGATTTAACACGACCGATTGCCGTTCCAATCTCCAGCATTTCGCTGTGAGAGAAGTAATCGCTTTTCGTCCAATTGCAGGGATGACAGCAGGGCACAACGTTGTCCATCGTGTAATCGCCGCTCGGGTCAATGCGGTCCAGGCCACTACCGGTCTCGTTCAGCGGATGGCCGCAATAGTGGCAGGACTGCTTGATAAGTTCGGCGTAGTCTTCAAAGGAAATCAGGAACTCGCAGTGGGCCTTTTTTCCACCAGAAATCGCAGCCGAGTACCGACCACGTGGGCTCTTAGAAGTTCTTTCAGACTGTTCCGCAAGGCATGCTTTGCACCGCGATTCAACATCCTGCACAGTGGCGTTGTATGCCGTGCTGAATTCAGAGAGAGGCTTTGCCTCCTTGCACGTCGAGCACTGTCTGCTGTCGGATGTCCTGCATTCAATGCAAAAGCGGTCCGACGGATCTTCAAACAGAGTTCTGTCAAGTGTCCTCTTGCAACCCCGGCAACTTCTTGGCTGCTGGAGCAACTTCTCCAGCCGTACCGAATCAATACACGGTTTGCAATAGCAAGAGAATCCAGTGCTTGCGCTAGAGTCTTTATAAAACATCTCCACCGTAAGAACTTGATTGCATTTTCCGCATCGCTTGTACCTTCCAAAGCAATCTGTGCAAATCTGGTGAAAACGGTTGAAGGATGTTTTTACCTCTCCACAGCAAACACAGATTCGCTCACGGCTACTCCATTCCTCGCGTCTCCTTTTAGAGACACACTCGACGCATACGCGCCGGATTCCGCCTGCAGCCGAGTGGTAAAAGTCTGCCATTGGCTTTACAGCATCGCACGTTCTGCATCGACGCCGCTTTCCTTTGCATTCGCGGCATTCTCGAGAGTTCTTCGGAAACTCCAGACCATCGGATGTCTGGCCACAAGTTGCGCATGTGCGGTCGCCACTGCGATATTTGCGAAGTGCGCAATCAGGGCACGTGTGTCCGTACCCCAATCGGTCTCGCGCACTTTTTGCAAACACGGTGATGTCTTTCACCGCCTTGCAAACGCTACATCTGCGACGTTTGCCCCAGCAATCTTGGCAGGCTCTCGCAAACTTTTCGAACTCAGAAACTGGCTTTGTTTCACCGCAAACATTGCACGGTTTGGTCTTGATTCTAGGCATCCTGTTTCTTCTTCACGGAAAGCGGGAAGTCCTACTTTCATTTTACAGTTAGTTACGAATTCTCACTAGAGGGGACACGGCATGCCGACCTCAACTCCTGGACAGTACACGACTTACATCCCCGATACAGCAGCGACGGGGAATTTGGTTACGGACTTTTCGAGAAACCCTGACTCCTTTGCTCTCCCGGAATACTGCCAGTACGTACCGGTCGAGAAGAACGAGGGTCGCTACGTCGAAATGACCGTCGAAATGGCCGGTCGTATCCTCGACACCAACGGAGGTGACTTCTATTGGCCTGACGAGGGGGAAGCGCCGACCGGATACGGGAATCTGGAAACGTTCCAGTTCAAGAGCTATGTTTCGCGTCGCTACGCCTTCCCTTTCCGGATGGGCGAACTGGCGGCCGAGCAGGCAACCTGGGACGTCCTGGCCCATCACGCTCGGTATGCGTCCCAGCGATGCATGACGTGGCGGACGCAGCAGGCAGTCACCACGGCAACGACGTCCGGAAACTATCCCTCTGGCCACACCTCGGCCGTGAGTTCGATTTCCGGCGTAGATGGCAAGTGGGACGTGTCGACCACAGCGCGCAAAGACATCAAGGCATCCTTCGACTATGCCGCTGAAATCGTCCTGAAGGCCACGCTGTCCGCCGTCAAGCCGGAAGACTTGATGATTGTCATGAGTCCTGGTTGCGCAAGGAAAATTGCTGCCAGCCAGGAAATCGTGGACCACATCAAGGGATCTCCGGCCGCCGAGAAAGAGTTGACCAAGACTCTGAGTCGCGCAAATCGCTTTGGCCTTCCCGAAAACCTCTACGGCTACAAGGTCGTCATCGAGGATGCCGTCAAGGTCACTAGCCGTAAGGGAGCCACTAAGGCGACCAGCTATGTGCTGCCCGACGCGACTCCGTTTATGTGCTCGCGCGTAGGCGGACTTGAAGGCATCGAGGGCGCTCCGTCCTTCTCGACGCTGACCGCATTCCTCAAAGAGGAAATGTCAGTCGAGTCGAAGCACGACCGAGACAACCGCCGTCATTTAGGCCGAGTTGTGGATGATTTCTCTGTTGTGGGGACCGCGTTCATCAGTGGCTTCTTATTCACAGCTGCAGTTGACTAAAAGGAAAGCTTGAAAGTGCATCGGTATTTACCGGCACTCACCACTACGGGAGCCCGGCGGCGGTGATTGTCGGGTTCCCGTTTTTAATTGGTGGCACTTATGGCACTCTGGGCTGACCATGACGACATGATTGCACGCTACGACGTGCGGACCGTTGGGCAGTGGCTTTCCGACACCGGGACTCCCGTCGACTCTGACGACTTTGATACCGACACCCGAATGCAGACCGCCTTAAAGTCTGCCACAGGCAAGGCCAAGGCGTCTCTACTGAAAGGCGAGCGGTACACGATTGCCGACATCACCAACATGGGCGACAACACCCATGCAGACTACGACGAGGAATCGTCGGAATACCTAAAGACTCTCGTCTGCGCTCTTGCTCTGTGGGAGATTTACCGAGCAAAACCGCAAAAGACAAACGACTCGTCGGCGAGGAAAGAGGCCAAAAAGGAGTACGAGGAGGCACTGGAACTCTTGAGCAGCGGCCAGGAGATTTTCAATGTGCCAACCGTCGTTTCCGCAGGAAAACCTCAAGTGGAGACGGTGACGCGAAGTGAAATCCAAAGTGACTGGTCGCTATTCGTCGATGAGGGGCGGGGACGATTTTTCCCCGCGCGACGCAGCTACCGAAATCGATAAACCTCGGAGGTTTTGATGGCAATCCAACACGAAGTAGCTGGCCCTGTTACGCTCAAGTACAATTCCCTGTCGATTGGTTTTTCTCGAGACGGATTTCAGATTCGGATCGAGCCAAAGTGGCTGGACGTGTTCTCAGACGATTACGGTGGTGCAAGTGGCGCGCCGGCCGACAGCCAAATGATCGGGGGAGTCGCGCTGATTACCGGAGATTTGACCAAGTACGACAAGGACGAGTTCCGTAAACTAACCGCATTTGTGGCCGGCGGGACCGAGGGTACGTTTCCAGAATTCGGAACTCTGATGCGTCAGGGATCCCAAACCGCAACCCTGTTACTGGACGGCTCTAACGAGGACTGGACGTTCTCGGTCGCTTTTCCGCGGCAAGCTATTGAGGTCAACAAGGGGACAAGGCACAGCGTTGGTGTGGTAGGATTCGAGGCGTGGATTAACAATACGACCGCCCGACAACTCTTTACCGTGACGGACGCATGATAATTTCAGTCAAAACTGAGGGCCTTACGAAGGCCCAAATCGAACAGCTCGGAAAGTCACGAGACAAGGTTAATTCCGCGAAGATGGTCATAGACCAGGCGACCTATGAGCCAGGTACCTTGGCCTTCAAGGGGTTTGCCGGCAAGTTGGACCTACCGCCGCACGTGCGTTTTCAAGAGCGCAGCCTAGTTGGCTGCGGCTACAAAGGGGTCCTGAACTTCGAAGTTGTCGGAGAGGGTTCCGAAAACGAGGGAAAACGCGACTTTAACAAATTCCTGCCCCAGGCTCAGAAAACCGCCACCAACATGCCCGAAGGCGAGTAAATGGCCAATTACACACCGCAGTGGACGCTTGAGACGCCTGGGGGTCAGACGACCTACAAAAAGACCTTTTCTGGTGGTCTGGAGGTACGCGTTGACGAGTCAATCCCCGATTCCACGACGGACCAGCTGATTACGCTTTCCCTGGACGTTTCGGCTATCCAGTGCATCGATATTTCGTCAGACCAGGATATCACCGTCGAGACAAACAACGCATCTAGCCCCACCGATACGATTGTCATCCAGGCAGATGTGCCGTACAGGTGGACGACCGAGCACTCCGCATACGACGCGCTGCTTTTGACAGCGGACGTCACGGCGATTTATCTTACAAATGCCAGCGGCTCTGCGGCCGCGTTCAAAATGCGGGTACTTCTAGACGCGACACCGTAACCAGCACACATGTTTCCATTTTCAAGACGGCGGGCGTTTTTCAGGTTCCACGACGGCAATCACAGCAGAAAAGTTGACCCGAGCGTAGTTTGGCGAAAACTTTTCAACGACCTGGAATGCGATCCAAGCAAAGACTTTGGCCCAGCCTGTGGATACGGAGGGCCGAACGGCAACAAATTTGATGCGGAAGCACAGGACCGAGTGCTAGCCCTTGCTCAGAGAGCGTTCGGAATCAGTCCGTGGGATGAAACAACAGGAACGGGACTGACAGTCAATGAAACGCTGGAAGTCATATGGTCCTACATGGCCTACAT